AACAATCCAGATATGGGCCTGCTACTACAACGGCGACCTACGGCGGCGAGATGCCTATAAGGCCATGCTGACGCACCGAGAGGTCATAGAGTGGCTTGAGGTATGGCCTGGGATACGCGAATCGGTAGCGCGGGTGGGCAAGATGGTCGGGGGCGGGCGCAAGTGTCTCGCCCCTGGCGAGGTGGCCTTCGTCCACTTCGCCATCGTGCAGAGTGGAGTCACGCAAGACGATGCAGACCGCTTCTGTCAGTCCGTCCTTGTCGGCGCGGGCTTGGAAGAGAACAACCCGATACTAGCCCTACGCCGACGGCTGACCGACGAGAATAGGCCAGGACAGCGGGGGCTGGATAAGCGAACGAAACTCGCCTTGACGCTGAAGACCTACCAGTTCATTCGGGCGGGCGTTCCGAGGAAGACCATAAAGTTCGGCGTTGAAGAGCAATTCCCAGACCTTGGCATTGGCTAGAGAGGAGCGACTGTCCTGGGCATGACGCGAAACTGCCCATATCGAACGTAAACCCACTATGATTATCTGAGAAAGGGAGGGCGACGATGCCTTCAGGAATTACAAAAACAGACGATATGGCCTATGTAGGACGCCAGCCCTGGCACGGTCTAGGCAAGAGGGTTGAGGGCGGGGCGATGACAGCGGCAGAGGCGATTGAGGCCGCTGGCATGGATTGGGAAGTGAAGTGCGAACCCGTCTATATCGGACGGCCCAAGGTCAAGCTGGACGATTACAGGGCGGTTGTCAGACAGGACACTCGCGCCGTCCTCGCAATGGTCGGTAACCGCTACCATGTCATGCAAAACACCAAATGCTTCAACTTTTTTGATTCGATTGTTGGCGCGGGCGAGGCCATCTACCACACCGTTGGCACCCTTTGGGGCGGGAAGAAAATGTGGATTTTGGCGCGGCTGACCGACGGACGGTACACGCTGGATAATGGCGACGCGCTGGAGTCCTACATATTGCTCGACAACTCGCACGACGGCAAGACGGCCCTGAGAATGCGCTTGACCTCGGTGCGGGTGGTTTGCTCTAACACACTGAGCATGGCGACGGGAATGAAGCGGCCCGCGTTCTCGGCTCGGCACACCGCTGGCCTAGAGGGCAAGGTGTCGCAGGCCAGAGACCTTCTGGGCCTCAACGCCGTCCACATGGAACGGTTCATGACCGAGGCCAACAAAGTCGCACAGACGGCCTTTGACGCCGCCGATATGGAAGACCTGACCCGCCATCTGCTAGGCCTTGAACCGGACTTGCCTCTGGGCCAGCAATACGGGGTCAAAGCCGAGGCCGCGCTAACCATGACGGGCCTCTTTTCCGGCGGTGTCGGGAACAGGGGAGAGACCCGCTGGGACGGCTTTAACGCCATCACTGAATACCTCGACTATTACAGGGGATACGGCAACAGCATCGTGACTGTTGGCGAGACCAGCGAATTCGACACCTCGAAGGTCACCGAGAGCCGGATTGCCAACTCCTGGTTCGGGGCTGGGGCATCCCAAGGCGAAGGCCTGCGTCAGCGGGCCTGGGGTCTGCTTCAGTTGCCGAAGAAGCAACTGGCAAAGGCTCTAGAGCCGAAAGTAAAGGCCAGTTAGCAACTGTCCAATTTACCCCTTGTCAGTGGTAAACTACCACTGGCAGGGGGTTTTTTTGTCCTCTGCGAAAGGAAGGTGATAGATGCCCTATGGCAAATGGGCGACGGTGACAGAGGCTAGTCAGCATTATGGCGTGACGCGCCAGCGCATCTGGCAGTTAATCCAAACCGATAGACTGGGGAAGTGCAAATTGGTGTCCGTCCCAGGGGGCGACATCTGGTTGATTCCGTACCCGTTCACTAGAGAGACGGGCAAAGTCGGCAGGCCGTCCGTTAAACGGTCATAAGAAAGGGTTTTTTGATGATTGTGGAGAGACAAGAAACAGCGGTTGAGATTATAGCCGTGAGAGATGAGAATAACTGGAAGTATTCCATCGACGCCGACATACCAGAATTTGGGGAAAAAACCTTCAAATTCTTGACATGGCGCAAGGGCCAGGGTGACCCGCCCATCGTGGGCCAGCGGGGCATCGCCGACATGGAGCCGTGGAGACGCTCGCCTTACTACATCAAACAGGGGAGCGTCGCCGAGGGCGAAATCGACGGCACCGAGGAGAAGCCCTGGTTTGCCGATTGGCAAATGCTGGGCTTCAAGGCCCAGGCCTTCGCGTCAGCGGGCCAGCCAAACAACGGGGCGGGCATTCCCACCCCACCGCCAGCTTCCGTCCCGCATACGGCAACCTCGGCCCCCACACGGCCATCGGCGGTGGTGTTCCTCGATGCCATCACTCGGTACCGAATCGACAACGAGATGAAGAACGCGAGAGACGCCATCTGGATGGCCTTAAAGACGATGGAAGGCGAGGCGGGGAATTATGACATCGGCGACTTGCTAGGAGACGCCGAGCCAATCCGGCTCCACCTCAACGACCTTCTCAGCAAGCGGCTAGGGGGTGGCGATGAGTGGTTGGAGGAACTCGAATGCACGTTGCCGCCGCCCCCTCTGGTGCAAGCGGCCCAGGATGCAGGGGCCACGCTCGTAGGCGTTGAGCCTGCTGAGACCATCGAAGACCTTCTCGGATTCGGCGGGGAGCCGCCCCTTGAGGTCAGCGGACATCCCATCCGCAACAGGGCCGATGTGCTGGCCTTCGTCAAGGAGAAGGGTTGGACAAAAGAGGAAATTGAAGGCGCGATACAGGCGAGCGGTTTCGACAACTCAGCGCACTACCTTCAGGACGAAAACAACACGGCCCTAACCCTCGCTCAGTTGCTTAATTCCGCGCTGGGTGGCGGCTAATGACTTGCTCGCCTGACTTTTGCGATTTACATGACTATGACGTCCACCCAGGTTCGGGGTGGTGCCGCGCTGTGGACGTTGCATACGGTAGGCGACAGAATAAGCCTCGGCTGGACTCCCATGACGGGATTCTAGCCGAGGCTATTTTTCGTTTAGCGGATGTTTTAGACAAGAGCGAGAACCGACCAACCCGCTACGTTCCGCCCACGGCGGCGCCCAAGCCCCAGGCTCGGAGAGGGGGAACGCCGCTATGACCCAATTAACAGTTCCAAAGTTAGAGGTTTACGGGAACACCTACATAGTGCGGTGGAGCGAGGGCGTCAAGATTAGGATGGAACGCATCTATGAACACCGTGACTATCACGTTGACGCCGAAATCACTATCGAGGACGAGGCCGAACTAGCCCCGCATCTCATGGGGCCGCTTCGAGCCAGCATCACCAAGACATGGCGCAGTGTCCTAACCGACCTAGAGCGGGTCTCTGAGCGCCTAGATTGGCGTCAGAGGCTCACCCAGGCAACGGTGCTGGTGTTGGAGCATTACCGGGCCGGGACGCCTGTCCTGGCCTTGGGGGCGTTGCCACCGCCCCCGCCGACGGCTCAGGTGTTGAGTGGGCTGATATGGGAATCGATGCCAACGCTCCTGTACGGCCCAGGTGGCGTAGGCAAGAGCATCCTGGCTCTCAACTTCCTGTCTGCCGTCCATACTGGGAATGATGTGGCTGGCCTGAAGGCGTCACAGTCTAACTGTCTGATACTTGACTGGGAGACCTCAGAGCGGCAGATGTGGCACCGCAACCGTGAGATTTTGCAGACCCAGGGCATCGAACACGGGAGTTGGCCCGACGAGGCCGCGCCGGAAAGCGGAAGGACGGGGATGTTGTTTTACCGCTACATGAGCGGCCCCCTTTACAACGATGTCGAATACTTGAGAACGGAGATTCAACGACGGAATATCCAAACACTAGCAATAGATTCAGCAGGCCCGGCGACGGGCGGTATGCCGGAATCGGCCCAGGAGACCTTGAAGTTCTTTGAGGCGTTGCGCTCGCTCTCTGACGCCGAAAAGCCGCTTCAGAGCCTCATACTGGCCCATGTCACCCACTCGGCGAAGAAGTCGGCCCACGCCAGCCCATTCGGTTCGGTTTACTGGATAAACATTCCCCGTAACACTTTCGAGATTCAGAGCGCACAAGCCAAGAACTCCAATTATTCCGACTTCGCTCTGCATCACCGTAAGAGCAATATCGGGCCGTTGCGTGACCCGATAGGGCTTCGGCTCACCTGGGATAGGGGGTCAACAATTGAGGAACTGAACATCCGAGAAAATGCCCAGCTAGCGACGGGCCTGAGTTACCCCGAAAGGGCGCTATTGGCAATCGAACAGGGGGGGCCGCTCACAACCGAGGAACTGTCCGAACTGATGGACGCCACCTCCAGGGTCATCACATCCAGTCTCTCCCGTGATGACCGCTTCACCTCCAAGAACGGCAAATGGGAGAGTTCCGAGTCAAACTGGTGAAAGCCCAAAACGGAGCATACGGAGCCATTCTCTCGATAGTTAACTCTTTATACCTGACAACCCATTAACACACCGGAAACAGCCATCTGTTAACAGATAGAAAGGGGGCAATATGAGAACGCCCATGCGGACGACGGACGGACGAATAGTAGCGACGGTGATAGACGACCTTCTCCATAAGCGGGTAGAGTCGAAGCATATGCTTCTAAAGCCGCTTGGGTGGGCGTTCGATGTGACTCTAATCAAGGACGCCGTAAAGGCTGGCGCAAGCCGCATTGAGGTGGTCGTCTCTGACACTGGAATAACGTACAGCGTGTCTGTCAGTTTATTCCTGTCAAAGGCGTTCAGCTTTGACCGACATTTCAATCCACAGCTAGGGCTTCGGCTCGAACACTGGACGGTGACGGGTGGCGAACGGCTCCAGGTTGGACAGACAGACGCGATACAGCTAGGTCTGCCCCTATGAGCGCCTGTCCCAGATGCAGAGCGCGTGTCGTACAGTGCTTCGCCACAGAACCCCCTCGGTGCGTCACTTGTGGGTGGGAAGACTATATCCGTCCATTGCCAAAGAGGGAGCGCAAGCGGAACGGCCTGTTGGGCGGGCTGGCTACCAAAGTCAGGTATATCGGCTTCGCCAAAGGGCTGGACGACCTGACCGTCGAGGTGCGAGTGCAGAAAGACGCCGCCTCAATGGCTGGCATTGTGACGGTTCCAAAGTGTCCATATGACCACAAGCCGATGAAGGTCATACCGAAGAGCGGCATGGGGTCTAGAAAGAATGAGCGGACTTACAAGTGTCCAACCCGCCACCGTATCATCATTACATCAAGCGAAAATGGCGATTTACGGGGCTGGATGTGATAATGAAAAACAGCCCGTGTTAACTGTTAACAGCTATTAGGATAACTGTTAACAGAGGGCTTGTTTACATAGTGTTTAATTACACCCCCCTTCTAAAGAAGGGGGGGGGGTGTTAATAGTTAAATATGAGAGGTGTTAAATGGCTGATTCTTTGACCATCGAAGTAATGCCCGATAACCGTTTATCAAAAAACGGTTTGAGGCGGGGCAACTGGCGAACGTCCAGACAACTGGTGGCAGATGCCAGGGAAGTGGCTTTCGTTCTGGGCCTTGCTGAGATGCCCTCGGACTGGGAGACGCCGGACAAGGCCACTGTATCGATTACACAGTTCCACGCCCGTCGTCCGATGGACTATGACGGGCTGGCCTGCGCCGTCGCCCCGTCCATTGATGGCCTCGTTGACTGTGGCATTCTGGCTGACGATGACCCCAAACACATCGTTTCCTACGCCATAAATCACGAGAAAGTGGCAACTGTCGCAGAGAATCGGGTCGCTATAACAGTGACGCCGTGGGTGGATAGGGGGTAGGTTATGCCTATATTGAGAGAAGTGGTGGCCTGTGACGAGTGCGGAAGCCCAGGCCAAGACCCCATAGCCGACAGGTGCAACGAGTGGCTTGGCCCGCCGGATAACGGCTACTTCTGCCCTGATGTAATCTGCTTGGATTGTTGCATGGAAGAGATTGGTTATATGGCTGACGACGATGCCGAAGCGTAAGCAACCAGGACTCAACCCCACCGCCCAGATACGGGCCAACGCCGAGGTGCGCCGATATGAAACCTTGGAACTGTTCAAAGGCGGGAAGACCGAGGTGGCGATAGCGGAGAAGCTGGGCGTGTCGAAGGCTCTGGTGCATAAAGACTTAAAGCGCGTCCTGGGTGACCTCGCGAAGCTGTCGAGCCGCACCGCCGATTCGGTGCGAGCGGTGCAGATGGAACGGTACATGACTCTCCTGTCTCGGTGGTGGCCCCAGGCTATAAACGGAGACGCCGAGGCTACGAGGATGGCGCTGTCCATCATGGCTCGCATTGACGTTATAAACGGCATCATCCCAGACAAGCCCATGATAGACATGCGAACCCAGACCATCCAGGTCGGTGACGGCGACGGTCTAGGCCTAATGGAATTAGCGAAGGTAATTGCGAATGGTAGTGGTGAATTCGGAACTAACGGATTTAGCCCACCAGATACAGGCGAGTCCGACACTGTATTTGAGGGCGGCTCTGGGGGCTGACCCCTACGAGCGACAGATAGAGATAGCCGAGGCTCTAAGAGCCTCTCGGCGGGTCTCTGTGGTGGGCTGTAACGGCTCTGGGAAGGACTGGTTGGCGGCTCGGTTGGCCCTCTGGTGGGCGACTGCCCACTATCCCGCCAAGGTGGTTATCACTGGCCCTACCTACCGCCAGGTCGATGACGTTATATTCAACGAACTCCGAGCGGCCTATAACAACGCGCCTTTGACCGCTGGGCTGGGTGGGCGGCTGTTCCAATCGCCCCGCTGGGAACTGGACGAAAGCACGTTTATCGTCGGCTTCTCTACCGACAGACCGTGGAGCCTTCAGGGGTTCCACAGCCCCCATCTGCTTGTCATCGTCACCGAGGCCCATGCTATGAGCGACGACGACATCAATGCTCTCTATAGGCTCAACCCAGAGACCATGCTGATGGTCGGCAACCCGTTCGCCACCTCTGGCCCGTTCTATGCCAGCCACCATGAACACCGCCATCTGTGGAACACTTACGCGATTTCAGCCTTCGACACGCCCAACCTTCAGGCGGGCCGTGTCGTTGTGCCTGGGATGGTCGGCCCTCAAGACGTAGCTGACAGGGCGGCTGAGTGGGGCGAGGATTCCCCGCTGTATCGAGGGGCTGTCCTGGGTGAGTTCCCTGGCGAACTCGACGACGCTCTGGTGCCGCTGTGGGTGGCTAGGGAATCGACACAGCGAGAGGTCGAAGCCGAGGGCGAAGTGGTGTTGGGCTGTGACATCGCCCGGTTCGGGAAGGACAGGACGGTAGTGATTAAGCGGCAGGGCAACCTCGCTGAGATGCTGTACAAAGCCCAGGGCAAGAACCTGATGGAGGTGGCTGGCTGGGTTGGCAGATACTGCGATGACAATAAGGT